CCTAAAGGAGCAGCATAATGTCAATGATTTTAGATGGCTCAAACGGAGTCACGTTCCCATCATGGACTACTAGCACTAGACCATCTAGCCCCACGACAGCTATGACTGGATACAATACAACTCTTAATGTAATGGAAGTGTATACAGGAACTACATGGATAGCAGTTGGTGAGCAATCAACTTATTATTCAATAGATTTTTTAGTGGTCGGAGGCGGTGGTGGCGGTGGCTGTGGAACTAATGCTGGAAACGTAGAAGGTGGCGGTGGTGGCGGTGCTGGTGGGTTTAGAACATCTACTCAAACAGCAAATGTTGGCACAGTAATTACAGTGACAGTGGGAGATGGAGGCGCTGGAACAACCACTGCTGGTGCTAGTGGAACATCAGGTGTTGCTTCTTCAATTTCAGGATCTGGATTAACAACAATATCTTCTGCTGGTGGCGGAGCTGGAGGCGGTAATGGTATTGTTGGAAGTAGTGGCGGATCAGGCGGAGGCGGTGGTGCTGGAACTGGCAATGCTGCTGGCGGAGCTGGTAACACTCCAAGCACTTCACCAAGTCAAGGAAGTAATGGTGGTGCTGGTTCTGGTGGTGGTAATGCTGGAGGTGGTGGTGGAGCTTCCGCAGTTGGTGGAACGGGTGCAGGCACTGGTGCTGGCGGAGCTGGGTCATCTTCTTCTATAACAGGCTCTGCAATAACTTATGCGGGAGGTGGTGGAGCTGGTAGTGCAACCAATCTTAATGCTGGTGGAAATGGAGGCGGTGGTGCTGGAGCAAGGGGACTTACATCTCCTATAGCAGCAGTAGCTGGAACTGCTAACTTAGGTGGTGGTGGAGGCGGGGGTTCAATTGCTGGAACTTCTGTAAGTGCTTCAGGTGGTAAAGGCGTTGTGATATTAAGCGTTCCTACTGTAAACTATTCTGGAACAACAACAGGCTCTCCAACAGTTACAACATCATCAGGAAAAACAATTTTAACATTTAATGGATCAGGGAGTTATACAGTATAATGGCTTCTTTTGCAAAAATAGGATTAAACAACAAAGTAATTGAAGTGCTTTCAGTTGTCAATAATGTTCTGCATGATTCCAATGGAATCGAACAAGAATCAATTGGCATAGACTTCTTAACTAAACTTACTGGCTATCCAGTGTGGGTTCAAACTTCATATAATACTTATGGTAATCAACATAAGTTAGGTGGCACACCACTTCGTGGAAACTATGCTGGCATTGGTTATACATACGATGAAACTAACGATGTATTCTATGCACCTAAACCCTATCCATCATGGATACTAAACACATCAACATGGTTATGGGAAGCTCCAGTTGCCATGCCAACAGATGGCGGGTATATATGGAATGAAGAATTAGGTAATTGGTCATCTGTTATTGAAGGGTAATTATGGTTAAGCACGACTTAGAATCACGCCTAAGCACACATGAGGAGATCTGCGCGTATCGTTATGAAACGATTAATGCGCGTCTTAAAAGACTAGAACAAATCCTATTAGGCACTGCTGGTTTTGTCATTGTATTCTTACTTACACAACTATTCAATAAATAACATGAAGCTACTTACCAAGCAAAACTTGCGTAAGATGTATGCATGTTTTGTAAGGCTTCCTCCATTCAATGGATACAAGATGCCAGCACCACATAAGGTGAACTTCAGTATTATCAATACAAAAGGTGAAGTGCTAGGATACTTTCTTACAGAGCCTACACGCATACAAATAGATGTATCTAATGATACATATCTAAAGATATCTGAAACATTAATGCATGAGATGATTCATTGTATGCTTTGGTATCATGGCAACAATGACTTCGATGCACATGAAAAGAAGTTTAACAAATATGTTAATATGATTTGTGAATTATACGGATTTAATAAGGAGGAGTTTTAAGTGGACCCAATTACTATACTTGCTGCACTAGGACCAGTGGCTGTTGATTTAGGCAAATCACTTATCAATAAATTTATAGCACCAGATCAATTCAAACCAGCAACCATAGAACAATATGCTCAAATGAAACAGATTGATCTTGAGTTCTTTAAGGTGATGAATGAAGCTGGTGGTGGCAATCCATCTTATCCATGGGTAGAAGCTGTGATTAGACTCATGCGCCCAACCATAGGATTGTTAGTATTAACAACATGGGTTATCATGCATTTAAAATCTATTGCAACACCAGAGGTAGATAACTTTGCTAGTGCTGTAGGATTCTATTTATTTGGCGAGCGTTCTTTATTTCATATTAAGAAGAAATGAACTTATCACCACACTTTACATTAAAGGAACTGACAGCATCAGAGATAGCAGATAGACATGGCATAGATAATATACCATCAGATCCATCTATCATAGCTAACTTAAAAACATTAGCGAAAGGATTAGAGCATGTTAGAACTTTACTTAATAGACCTATTCTTGTTAATAGTGCTTATCGTTGCATTCATGTTAATCAGTTACTTGGGAGATCAAGCACTATTGAATACGATCAAGTTATCTTGGAGTTTGATCGCTGGATACACATTAGCTTTGCTGAAGAAAATAAAGAGCCTCGTAAGCAAGCATTGATTATAAATACCAAAGGCACTAGACAATATAAATGATATGTGATATCGTTTCGTAATCCATTTTGAGGATACGAAATGAAATACAAATCAGTATTAGTCATATCAGATCTACATATTCCATATCATCATCCAGATGCATTCAACTTTCTTAAAGCGCTCAAGACAAAATACAAACCCGATCTCGTTGTTAATATTGGTGACGAGCTTGATATGCATGCGATGTCTATGCACGATAGTGATCCGGATCTATTCTCTGCTGGCCATGAGTTGGCAGCGTCTATTGCATACGTTCAAAGCTTAGAAAAGATATTCCCCAAGATGACGATTGTGCATAGCAATCATTCATCTATGCTATACAGACGTGCATTAAAGCATGGCGTTCCTAAAGGTTACCTTAAAGACTACAATGATTTCTTAGGCATTGGTAAAGGCTGGCAATGGGTAGAGGATCATACCATTACATTATCAGATGGATCACGTTGCTTCTTTACACATGGCTTATCAGCTGACGTATTAAAAGTAGCTATGCAATACGGAATGAATACTGTGCAAGGCCACTATCATACTAAGTTTAGTATTGGATATTATTCTAATCCAGATGCGTTAGTCTGGGGTATGCAAGTAGGATCTTTAATCAATCAAAAATCTATGGCATTTAACTATGCTAAAAACTTTAAGACTAGATTCATTGTAGGATGTGGAATGATTATAGATGGCCAACCTAAATTAATGCCTATGGTATTAAAGACAAACGGAAGGTGGCATGGTAAACTGGTGTAGTGGAAAACCCTACATCAGAACAATTAAGTGCTTTAGATAAACTCATAGGTCGCAAGATATGGGATATCGAAATCGTTGAAGAAGATAATGAAGCTTACGTTAGAATTTTTTTGAGCGAAAATGAAGATGATTTCATACTCATCTATGCTCAATATATGGAAATGTCCATAGTCACACCAAAACCACCACAGTTACACTAAAAATGACCCACAGAATCGCACCATAACGAACGATCTGTGAGCCACCTATACCATCATATCAACTTAATGTAATCGTGAGTCTGGCTGCACTACAGTAATGTCTGTGGGGCCTTCAAGATGTTGCGATACTGTTCCAGCTGTAAATGTATCAAATAAGATATCCATTAGCTCTTTTGTAATCTCTAAATGAGGGTAATGCTTCTTAACGATATCTATCCATACAGCAAATACATCATTTGCATCTAATACTTCCATAAGTTTCTCCTTTTATAATTGACCTTCAAATTTATATGACCCTATATGTCCAAGTTTAACCCATGGAGCAGCCCATATTTTTATACCATTTAATCTAGCTAACCTACAGAAGTGATAATCCTCTGATAATAATCTATTGGAGTCTGGCTCAATAGATGTTGCAAAGTATTCTGTCACTATCTCTTGCTGTGTTGGTAACATGTCATTGGTATAGGTAGGGCAATGTGGTTTAAGTAAATCAAAGACTTCTCTTTTGATAAGCATAAAGCCTGTGCCACCATTGAATATTTCCACTGGCTCTGATTTGTTTTCAATAGGCGTATCTACATAGTTAAGTTTATTAATAACTAGATCACCAGTATAGTATTTAAGATCCTCTCCAATGATTCCTTGAGCCAATGCATTGTTAATCTTTTCCCATGCAATACGCTTCTTAGGATAGACACCACAGATAACATCTTTATCAGCATCAATCATAGATAAAATATCCTCTGCCCTATAACTAATGTCAGCATCAATGAACATCAAGTGAGTGCATTCAGTATCATAAAACATTTTAACTAGGCCATTCCTAGCTCTAGTAATCAGTGATTCGTTGTAAAGAAACTGCCAGTTATAACCAACGCCTCTATCTAAAAACAACTTAGTTGCATTGATGTGGCCAATCGCATTCTCTCCTGTGCATACACCACCATACATAGGAATGCCTATAAATATATTACTCATTATGTTTATCTTCCATGATTTTCCTTAATAAAATATATGATTATTAATAACAACCTTAATAGGCTTGCCCCATTGGTTAGGTAATGCAACACTATGAAAGTGTGTGCTACCACGGCTAGTATCTTTAATCTGTTTGTTTAAAATTTTTTCAGCTAAATCTAGATATGGGCGCAACTTCTGCATGTCATAATCTTTTGGCTTAGTAGTCCACTCAAATTGATATGGCCTATACACTTCAAGACATACCTTATTGCGATCAAAGTTAGCTCTGCGATACAGAACATAACCCACTGCCACTTGCCCACTAACTGGCTCTGAACCAGCTTCATGGGCAATCGTTAATGCCATACACATCATTGCTGCACTTATCATTTTATCTTACCTTGTAAAATAAAGAACTCTTTTACACCAAGACTCTGCATTAACTTTCTCTTAACATAGTCTTTGTGATAACCAGCGACAGATAAACATATATCTCGCAAGTCTTGAGGCTCTCTAGTTAAAAAGCTTATTGCATTGTATCTCTCCAGTGACGTGCATTTATTACTTAATGCATCATGCATAGCACTTGAAAACAATGCGATAAATAATTTGCCTTCCGGAGTGAACCGATATAAATCGGTAATGTCTAACACGGCTTGATCTTCTGCGTCTAACATAAATTCCCTTTCATTAGGTTTCTTTAATGTTTTTCTCTATTTGTGAATGCATCTTAGCAGCCTATGATTATCTCGAAAGGAGAATCATCATGTGGACAAAACCAACAGCTACTGAAATGCGTTTCGGCTTCGAAGTTACAATGTATGTAATGAATAAGTAAGCCAAGCCATTAGGCCAAAGGCAATGCCTACGGAGATCTTTGTTGCTCTCCAGACGCGTTGCCTTTTTTCTTTTGGTGACTCCAAAGTGACTTCGTATTCGTAACCATTAACCTCTTTAAATGTGCGTGGAAAACGCCATTCAAAAGCATTGAAGTTAGTTCTTATTTGTTTCATTATTATCCTTTCGTTTTGTTGATTCTAGTGGCTTGTCTGCCTATGTATAGAACCTTCTTATCTACGGGTAAGCGGTCTAATGTCGGTAAGTTTACGTCTACTAGCGCTTTGAGTTTTGCTATCTTATCCTCTGTTGAAAGGCTAGAATTAACTAGCTGTTCTGACATTGCATCAAAATTCTTCTCCCATGTCAATAGATCCGGGCAACTAATTGGGTCTTTTCCTGGAATAAAGAAGGATAATGCATTAGTTTGTGGCTTTTTTACCACACTGCCAGACCTTTCTGTAGCTAAATTACCATCATCATCCTCTGGGGCTATGCCACAAGTAGCCATAAGGCTATATCTACGGGCATATGTCAATGCACTACCATAACCTTGAGGATCTTGTTTAGGTGCTGGCACATGTAATATACCACCACTTAACTGCTCACCAGATTCATGCAATAGGATTGTTTCAATCTTAATACCATTCTCAGAATCGTGAGTTTGTTGGATCAATGCAATCCCATTGTTGTTTAATGCATCAAGCACTGCTTCAATACATCCATCTAAAGCCACATACTTTGATCTAAAGTGTGGATTCGTTGATGTCTTGAGTGCTGGTGCAAACTCTTTTTGTGCCTTAACAAAGGCTGCTGCGATAACTTTCATGTTTACTCATCTCCTTTAAAAAAATCTTTTACATCATTCCAAAACTTAGCTAATACTAACGTGCCACATATAAAAATTAACGTTAATAAGCCACCACAAGCTAACAACCCTACTGTTACATAATTAAAACATTCACTCATACTTCCTCCATAATGGGTTCGTTTAATCCTACAGAAAAATCAAATAAATGCATAGGTAATAGTTCATTAAATGGAACATAATGACATCTATACCCAGCATCACCTCCAAGTTTAGATCCAAAGTCCTTGAGCGGGGCTTGGTCTACTTGTTCATGCACTGCATAACCTACAATAATTGCTTTCATTCCCGCCTTAATTTCCTTTAGTTCTTTAGGAATGTCGATCAATATTTGCACATAAAAGTCTGGCTTTCTTTTCTTTGCATAATCTTCTCTTACTAATAAATGTAAGTTATCTTGATATGGATGCGCGCTTGTCTTAATTTCTATTTGATCAAAGAAATCAACTTTGCCCTTTGTGCCATACAAATCATGCAACTTCCAGTCTTTTAAATACCATTTAGCAAACACTAATTCACCCACAAGACCTAAAACTGTATCGTAAGGCGAGGCTTTAGTTCTATTAACAGTTGTATACTTCGATGCTGTTACTGCTGCATCTAACATCTCTTGATCGATGTAAGTATATGGCTGTCTTATCATATACGATCTCTAATAGATAATTTAGATTGACGAATGACATAAGCTTCTTTAGCTGGCACAGTCTTTGCTGGCTGTGCTTTGTAATGACGCATAGGCCATGATATTTTGTAACGTCCAGCATTACATATTTCAGCATCACGCATTTGATCCATGATGTTGCGTTGAAG